GGATCGAGATGGACAACAACCGCGCCGATCTGGCCTACCAGCCGTTCCAGTCGGTCGGAGCTGACGGGGTTAACAACCTCGCCTCCAAGCTGCTCCTCGCGTTGTTCCCTCCAGGCTCGAGCTTCTTCCGCCTGACGATGGATGACTTCGTGGTGGACAAGCTGGTCCAGTCGGCTGTCCAGAAGGGAGCCGACCCGAACGAGGTCAGGGCAACTTTCGAGGAAGCTCTCGGCAAGGTCGAGAGAGCGGTTACCAACCGCATGGAGCAGAAGGGCGCTCGTACCGTCAACTTCGAAGCCCTCCAGCACCTGATCGTCACCGGCAACGGGCTCATCTACGTGATGCCTGATGGTCGAGAGAAGTTCTTCCCTCTGGACCGCTACGTTGCCAAGCGGGACATCGATGGGAACGTGCTGGAGATTGTGGTCGAAGAGAAGGTTGCAAAGCTCGCCCTCGACCCCAAGGCGCAGGCGGTTCTCCAGTCGAACCCCCAGAACGATAGCAACAGCAAGGACTCCGAAGAGTCCATCTGTGTCTACACCTGGGTCCGCAGGCAGCCCAATGGGTCCTGGAAGGCCCACCAGGAAATCAGCAACACCGTCGTCCCCGGCACTGAGTCCAGCTACCCCAAGGACAAGAGCGCGTACCTGCCTCTCCGCTGGCGAACCGTGCCCCACAACGATTACGGCCGTGGGCGCTGTGAGGAATACCTCGGGGATCTCCGGTCCCTTGAAGTCCTCACCCGTTCCCTTGTCCTCTTCGCTGCTGCTGCGTCGAAGGTCCTGTTCCTGGTCGATGAGTCTGGGACGACTGACAAAGAGCGGCTGGCTGAGGCTGACTCCGGTGACTTCCTCGATGGCAACGCGAAGGACGTAACGGTCCTCCAGCTCGAGAAGTACCACGATTTCCAGATTGCCTCCGGGAAGGCTGAGGAACTCAGGCAGCGCCTTGAGCGTGCCTTCCTCATGGCCAGCGCTGTTCAACGCCAGGCCGAGCGGGTCACCGCTGAGGAAATCCGGGCGATGATCGGGGAGCTCGAGCAGAGCCTTGGTGGCGTCTACTCGGTCCTGTCGGAAGAGTTCCAGCGCCCGCTGGTTGTCCGGCTGCTGACCCAGATGCAGAAGGCAAGGGAACTCCCGGCTTTGCCCGAGGGCGCTGTGTCTCCCCAGATCGTCACCGGGCTCGATGGCCTTGGTCGATCCTCCGACCTTCAGCGACTGGATATGTTCATGCAGGGCATGGCTGAGCTCCTGACCCCTCAGGTGGTCGCTCAGTACATCAACGTGGATGCCCTGATGAAACTCCGGGCCACCGCGTTGGGCATCAACGTGAACGGACTGGTGAAGTCCACCCAGCAGGTTCAGGGCGAGCAGCAGGCCCAGCAGCAGCACGAGATGATGCAGAAGCTTGGTCCGGCAGGCATCAAGGCCGTCAGTGATCAGGCGAAGTCAATCCGAGAGAGCGCCCCGACTCCTGGTGGCGTTCCTCCCCAAGCCTAAGAGGCAGCAATGGCGAATACTCCAAGGGTTTCGATCGGCAGCGTTCCGGCCGAGGCCAACAGTAAGGGTGCGCTCAATGAGAGCGTGGGCCCCGAGGTGCGTAACCCGCAGCCGACCAAGGTGACCCATCCGGGTCCCCAGCGTGGCAAGCAGGGTGAGTACCTGAAGGCCACCTACGAAATCCCCCGTCATCCGGGTGGGGCCACTCGGACGGACCACTAACAACAGCATGGCCGACCAGATCGTAGTTCCAAGCACTACTCAGTCGGACCCGTCGCAGCCCCCTGCTGACGCGAAGGTGACTTCGCCCAGCGGTGGGGTTGATCGGGTCACTCTCAATAGCGATCCCAAGCCGCCCGCTCCCAAGGAGCAGCCTGCCGGTGATCGTCCCTCCTGGCTCCCGGAGAAGTTCAAGAGCCCGGAGGATATGGCAAAGGCCTACTCGGAACTGGAGAAGAAGCAGTCTTCCACCGAGAAGCCTGCCCCTGCCAAGACCCCAGACCCGAAGGCCCCTGCTCAGACCGATGCCCAGAAGGCTGTGGCTGACGCTGGCCTGGACTTCGATGCGCTGACCAAGGAGTACGCTGAGAAAGGCGAACTCTCCAAGGACACGCTGGCGAAGCTCGAGGCCAAGGGTATCCCCCAGGCCACCGTAAGCGCCTATGTCGAAGGCCAGAAGGCCGTCGC